GGGCGGCCGCGAATACATCTGGCGGCGCCGGAGGCGTCACCAATGGATATTTCACTGGTGTTTCTCCAAACACATCAAACGCTGGTGGAACAGGAACTTCTGGGGGCGCAGGCGCCGGTGGAACTGGCGGATTTTGGAATCCCGGGCCAACAAACTGGGGTTGCACAGGCGGAACAGGTGGCGGGTGGGGAGCCTCTGGGGGCACCGACTCTAACCCGCGTACTGCGGTTCCATTTGGCACACAAGGTTCTGGAGGCGGCGGTGGGTACGCCGTGTCAGGAAATGGAAATATCTCATGGGCCGCGACAGGTACGCGCCTGGGCTCGATCAGCTAGTAGGAGTAAAAATGTCTATTACGTTCAATTATGAAATTGTCTCTGTTGATGAGGCCGCTCGTTGCATGGAGGTTGTGTACACGGCGGATGGCCATCAGACGATGCGCATTGGTGCGCGATTGCCGTTTGAGGGCGAGGACCTAATCGAAGTCATCCGCATGTACGCTCCTATTCCATATTGGATTGAGCAGTCTGCACCGATTCAAGTACCACAAGTTGGCGCAGCAGGAACAGTTTCTCCGCCTGTGTTTGTCGCACCAGAGAGCACAGTCGAGACGTCCCCTTTGGGCGCGATTCCATCTAGTGTTCTTTAAACAATCATGAAGCCAGATATTTCAATCGGATGTGTTGCAAATCTCTACTCTCGCATGATGCGCTTTAAGAAGGCTGGTGAGGTAGAGGTCGGCCACACCCATCAATTCGACCACCTGACGCTGCTTGCCAAGGGCAGGCTCAAGGTGACTGTGGATGGCGTGAGCACCGAGTTCACCGCACCACACATGATATACATCCACAAAGACAAGGTGCATGAGCTGGTGGCGCTTGTCGATGACACGGTGGCTTACTGCATCCATGCCCTGCGGGATAAAGAGAACAACGACATTCTCGACCCGAGCATGATCCCGGCAGGGGTCAGCCCACTTTCTCTTTCTGGTCCAATCTGTAATTTGTAGTTGAGGTTTTTATGGAGCCAGGAGAAATTGATCCTGTTAAGTACGGTGTTCTTTGGGAACGAGTACAACAGATGGATAAGAAGATCGACAAGATGGAATCTCAGGTAGAGCAACTGCTTGAGATGGCCAATAAATCCAAGGGCGGTCTTTGGATGGGTATGACTATTGCCTCCATGTTTGGCGGCTTTGTTGGCTGGCTTTCTGGTCACATGAAGGGCTGAAGTGGCTGATAAATATCAATTTGACGTACCGGCAGTTCCTTCGATGCCATCGGCGGGGCCTGTGTACTCTGCAAATCTTCAGAATCAGACAACAAGTATTCTGAGGCAGTTCTTTGTCAAGTTGATGAACATCATGTCAACCCTTTTTGGCCCAAAGGGAATGGCATATTTAAATGCTCCTCATGGGGTATTCCAAGACAGCACAGATCAAGCTGATGGCTCTACGGCTGTTGCTTACTACATCCGACTGAACACCACTGATTACTCTAACGGTGTGTCTGTACAGTCACATACGGCCACGGTAACTGCTTCAATCTCCAGCACCACAATGACGGTTACAGCCGTCTCCAGTGGTTCTCTAAAGCCGTCCATGATCATTTCCGGAACTGGTGTTACGGCAGGGACATACATTGTTGCCCAGCTTACCGGGACAGCTGGTGGAACTGGCACATACACTGTAAGCTCTTCTCAGACAGTCAGTTCCACAACCATTTCCGGGTCGCTTGCATCCAAGATCGTTGTTGCTCAATCTGGTTTGTATAACATCCAGTTCAGCATTCAATTCAAGAACACAACCAATGATTCTCAAAACGTAGACATTTGGTTTGCCAAGAATGGTGTGAATGTTGATAACTCAAACAGTAGGTTTGGTCTTCCTGCTCGTAAAAGTACTGGAGATCCAAGCCATTTGATTGCTGCAATGAACTTTGGACTGAAGTTGACGGAGAATGATTACGTAGAGCTTTTGTGGCGTGTATCTGACTCTGGTTTGTCAATTGAGCAGTACCCTGCTGTTTCTGCAAGTGGATCTACGCCAGCCATTCCGGCCACTCCGTCTGCGATTGTCACGGTTTGGTTTGTTTCCAATTTGACCGCATAATTGCCTAAAAATAGGGCAGAAACATGGAACTCTTACCACTCAGAATCCCTCCAGGCGTTTACCGCAATGGCACTGAATACCAGTCAAAGGGTCGCTGGAGTGACTCATCTTTGGTGCGTTGGTTTGAGAATACGATTCGTCCTGTTGGCGGATGGCGAAAGCGCATAGCTTCTGCCGTTACAGGCGTGCCTCGTGGAGCAATTGCTTGGAGAGACAGTGCTGGTGACCGTTGGATTGGTATTGGAACCAATTCAAAGTTGTATGTGATGAATGAGTCTGGAACTCTGTACGACATCACTCCTACTGGTTTTGTGACTGGTCTTGCTACTGCAACCACTCTAACTGGTTACGGAAACAATGTTTATGGAGCCTTTGCTTATGGCGTTCCACGTCCTGAGCTTGGATCTTTAACTCCAGCTTCCACATGGAGCCTTGATACTTGGGGCGGCTTTCTTGTTGGCTGTTCTTCTGCTGACGGTAAGCTGTATGAATGGGATCTGAATACATCTTCAGATGCTGTTCAGATTGCAAACTCCCCTGAAGATTGCCAGGGCTTATTGGTTACTGATGAGCGGATCTTGTTTGCACTTGGTGCTGATGGCAATGCTAGGAAGATTGCTTGGTCTGATCAAGAAGACAACACCAACTGGACTCCTTCTGCTACCACACAAGCTGGTGACATTGAGTTAACGACCGTAGGAACTATTCAGTGTGCCAAGCGCATCCGTGGCAACATTTTGATTTTCACTGACGTTGATGTTCATCTTTCCACCTATATTGGACCTCCGTACATCTATTCTTTTGAACGTGCTGGCACTGGCTGCGGCGTCATTTCTAAGAACGCTGTTGCTGTTAACGACAGTGCTTGCGTTTGGATGTCTAATTCAGGATTCTGGGTTTACGATGGTTTCGTGAAGCCACTTGAGTGTGATGTTGGTGACTATGTGTTTTCCAACCTGAACACCCAGCAGAACTCCAAGATTTATTGCGTCCATAATTCTGCTTTTGGTGAAGTTTGGTGGTTCTATCCAAGCTCCTCAAGCAACGAAAACGATTCCTACGTGGTGTTTAACTACCGTGAAGGCCATTGGGCAATTGGCAAGATTAACCGCACATGTGGTTTTGATCGTGGCGTCTTTTCTACGCCTGTTTGGCTTAATTCTTCAGGTTACATCTATGACCATGAAGTTGGATTGGATTACGAGTCCAGCGATGTTTATGCGGAATCTGGTCCTGTTGAAATTGGTGATGGTAAGCGCGTATTCAGCATGACCGGACTGATTCCTGACGAAAAAACGGCAGGTGATGTTCAAGCTCGTTTTTCCACCAAGTTCTACCCGAATGCCACAGAATACAACTACGGCCCATATTCGATGAACAGCCCGACATCTTTGAGGATCTCTGGTCGGCAGCTGGCTGTCAGAATTGAAGCCGCAAGAAATGCAGATTGGCGTGTTGGAGTGGTTCGGCTTGAAGGAAAGGCTGGTGGTCTGCGGTGAGTTCCGTTGATTACGAGAAGTACAAAATCAATGGTGAATTGCCACAGTGGGCACAGTCTTTTCAAAAGTTCGAGAAGATTCTTGAACCAGCACTAAAATACGCAGATACGCATGGAATGCAAGATTTTGCTGACGGCGTTGAAAATGGTACGATGCAGTTATGGCACGGCGAAAAGTCGGCGATAGTCACAGAAATACATGACTATCCTCTGAAAAAGGTCATCCTTGTTTCGATAGCAGGCGGTGACATCAGAGAGCTAGAAGAGATAGCTCCCCATATTGTGAAGTTCGCACAACACATGGGATGCAACAGGATCGTTCTTGCAGGTCGCCGAGGATGGTCACGAACTTTCTTGAGAAACATGGCATTCAAACCAACACATTATTGGATGTCTAAGGAGCTTTAATATGGGACTCAGCAGAAGTAGCAGCAGTCAGCAAAGCCAATCTGGGCTTGATCCTGAATTTAGGAATCGTTTCCTGACGAACGTTGATCGAGCCACTGGTGTTGCAGAACGACTTGGTACTCGTCAGTTTGCTGGTCAATCTGGTGCTATGACTGATGCTATGGGTACGGCTCGTCAGTTGACCGAATTGGCTCCTCAGCAAGTGACTGCTGGTTCATTCCTGAACAAGAACATTCAGGCTTACATGAACCCGTATACACAGTCTGTGATTGACACGACACTGGCCGACATTGAGCGCTCTCGTCAGATTGCTGGTCAGCAGGGCGCAGCCCAAGCAATTCGTGCTCGTGCTTTTGGCGGTAGCCGTCAAGGTGTCGCTGAGGCTGAAACAAACCGCGCAGCACTTGAGCAAGCCGCTCGTACTTCTGCTCAGCTCCGTGCTCAGGGCTACGAGGCAGCAACTGGCCTGATGGGTCAGGAACTGTCTATGGAGCAACAAGCAGCTCTTGCCAACCAACAAGCCGCTCTTCAGGCCGCTCAGCAACGTGCCGCAGCAGCAACTCAACTCTACGGTATGGGTTCTGAGCAGCAACAACTTGAGCAGGCTCGTCTGGATGCCGCTCGTAATCTTGAGCTTGAGCGTCAGCAAATCATCAACCAGGCTCTTGGTCTCAATGTTGGTGGTGGCTCTGGTCAGACCTCTACGTCTACTGGATCCTCAAGCGCATTCGGTCTTAGCTTTGGCAGCGGTGGCCAGCGTACCAGTTAATAAAAAGGGCATTGTATGAGCAACGGATCTAACTGGGGACTTTTGTCCGAGCAATCTCTCTCGAATTTTCCTGAAGAAGTTCGAGGAGAACTACAAAGCCAAGCAACAAAACAATTTTTTCTGAATACAGTTTTTGGTGGAGGCATACTTTCTGGTCTTGCCGCTGCCAGAGCCGTTCCAGAACAGTATCAAACTGCTGTTGAGCAACGCGAATTGGACCGTCAAATTGCACAGGCCAAACAACGCGCAACCTCTCCTGTGATGGGAGAGGCTGCTGGTCCTTATATGCCTGGTGAAGCTCCTCCTCAGATGGTTGTTGGTCAGCAGCTCAATACGCCTGAGTTTGTCCGACAGATCCCTAGCATCATTGCTCAGGCTGGTCCTCGTGCAAAACTTGGCAGTCTTGAGAAGATTCTTGAGAATCAGTTGAAGTTGGCCCCTGCCGTTTCTGAGCGTGCAATTCTTGATCCAATAACGAAACAACCAATTGGGTTCTTGCCGTCTGAAAAAGAAGGCATTGTCACGCAACTCAATGTTGGTCCTGGTGGCACTATTACTGGCGCTGCTGCTCCTTTGACTGGTTATCAGCAAGCCAGGATTGCAACCACGCTTCCGCAGACATCTCAAAACACCCAACTTATTAGCCTTCCTGGCGGTGGCTTGGGTATGGCTCCTTTGCCTGGTGCTCCTCAGTCTGTGCAAACACTTTCGCAAGCTGAGGCACTGGGTAAAGCTGCTGGTGAATTGGTTGAAGTGACTTTGCCTGATGGATCAAAGATGCAGGTCCAAAAGTCTCAACTGCTTGGTCAAGGCGCACAACCTGCAACAACTCAAGGTCGAGCTGGACAACCTGCTGTCATGGCTGGCACTCCATCTGCTCCAAGTGCTGCTCAGACCGCTGTAAACGCCGCATATGAGCCGATTCTGAAAGATGCTTATGCTGGGTACAAGCTGGCATCTGGACGTTCTGGAACGCTCCAAAGCCTGCGTAATGCGCTGACAAACCCGAACTTTGACACCAATGCATTTACTCCGGCAAAAACAGCTCTTACTGGTTTCCTGAACGCCACTGGTGTGACTGGTGACAAGGCAAATCAATTCTTGACGAACGCATCTGCATTCCGTCAAGGTTTGAACACAATTGCTGCTCAGAGTGTTTCTGAACTGCCGGGTGCAATTTCTAACTTTGAATTGCAGTTTGCTCAGAGTCGTTTTGGCACGATGACAGATCCCAAGATGGCCAACATGTATGCACTTGATTTGATGGAAGTTGCAGACAAGCGCAAGCATAGCTACTACAACTTTGTGCAGAAGAACCCTCGTGCAGATGTGATTGAGGCTTGGCAGAACTCTCCTGAAGGCCAGAAAGGCATCTTTGAAGATCCGAAACTGCGCAAGTATCTGCCTCAGCGTCCGGTTGCATCTGGCGCAAATAAGGGTAAAACTGCGTACAACCTGCCGAGTGGCGAATGGGTGGTGTTTGACTGATGGCTACTAAAGAAC